GCGAGCTGTCGATCAGAGAGCAGAAGTTCCTGAAGCTGGCGAAAGCGTTTAAGCAGCTGGCGGCGGAGAATGTGGCGCTGAAAGATTGCGTTGCTAATCACGCTCCCGCAGTAGACCACTGGAACGCATGGGCCGACCCAGAAGACAAGATTAAAAACGCACCTGAAACCCCCGCCACCGATCGCGTCGTAGCCGGGATTAAGGCTGATGGCCGCGTTGAAGGTGCGCACTTTGTGGCTAACCGAATGCTGGCCGCCTGGGATGCAGGTTTTATTGACGACACAGCCAAAAACACCGCCGATATCGCCCGCATGATTCTCGCCTCAACCGAGTTTATGGCAGATGCACCAGAGGGTGATTTCGACCGCTCCTTTGCTGATGACATCCTGGAAGATATCGCCCAGCAGCTGCGCGAGGGGGCCGACAAATGAGCAAGGTAAACCTTGATTTAGTTGCAAACGCGATGATGAGCAGTATTGAAAATTACCTGTTTGAAATTCTGGATTCTGTTGAAAACGAAGTGGGGGCACTTACGGCAGAAGATCACTACGAGATTAACTCCCTGGTCCGTTGCGCGATTGAAAAGGCATCAACTGAACTTGGAGGTGAAGCGTGACCAATATCACCGAACTGGCGCAGAGCCTGAAAGCGGCAGCAGAGAAGGCTACTCCGGGTGAATGGGTTTATTTTCCGAAAAATACCAGCATTGAGTATGACGTAGGCAGTGATGAATCTCAGGGCTCAATCCTCTATGTCGATAGTGGTGATTTCACCCAAGCTCAGACAGACAGGAATGGAGAGTTCATCGCCCTGGCTAACCCTGCCAATATCCTAGCGCTGGTAGAGGCGCTGGAGAAGGCGCAGACCATCAACGCAGCAGCCGAGAAACTGGTCCGCTGCAAAGGCCGCTACCATTCCGAGCAGAACTACCGAGCACTGGCGGCGCTGTTTGGCGTGAACACTCCAGATCTGCCACCGCTGGATGACGAGTCCCACGCCGTCACTGGAGAAAACCTGCAGGAGAGCGCCTACAGAGCTGGCTTAACTGCTGGCTGGAATCTTGGGCTGGCTAATAACAACGAAGGGTTCAATAAATGCCTGGCGGCTCATACTGCTGGCTTCAAGGTGAAGGCTGAGTGATGAAAATGGGTGAACACATGGAGCCGGTTGTCGAGCTCCTGGAAGAACTGAACGGCAACAACACCGACGCCAAATTGAAACTACTCGCCCTTGTTATCTCGGAATACATGCTTAATGCGGATGTTACTGGCTTTGAGGTCACCGCAGGGAAGATGAAAGTTTCCGTAGATATAAGCGTGGAGGAATAGCCCAATGACCAAATCAACCATAACCAGAGAGCGCCTGGAACAACTCGCTGATAACAACACTATCTGCAAAGTTTCATGGGATGAGCGGATCGAACTGGCACAAATCGCGCTGGCCGCAATGAACAGCGAGCCGTTCGCATACATCATTCAGGACAAGTATGAAAGAGAGAGAGGAGTAGATGGGTATCTTAGCCGTAGCCATGTATCGAAATATGTTAGCCAGGAAGACATTAACGAGCACGAGATAACTTGCACGCCGCTCTATCGCCACGCGCAGCCAGCGCCGGAACGTGACCAGGTACGCATCGCGCATGCCGAGTGGTCACAGGCTACCTTCGGCAATGTCGGCCCGGTTGGCCCGCTGAAGCACCTCAGCAAAGAAGCACTGGAAGCCGCTGCCGAGCCTGGCGACCTGTCGGAGTGGGCTGATATGCAGTTCCTGCTGTGGGATGCGCAGCGTCGTGCAGGCATCACTGATGAGCAGATTACGCAGGCAATGGTTGAAAAGCTGGCAGTCAATAAACAGCGTAAATGGCCGGAGCCGAAAGACGGAGAGCCGCGCCTGCACATCAAAGAGCAGCCAGCGCCGGTAGTGAACGAGGTTTTATACAAACTCGCTAATCACATCGCCAGCAGCAAAAACGGACTTCCTGATGAGTGGCAAGACTGGGCTGATGAACTGGAGACTGATATTCGACGCGCCGCCATGCTCGCAGCCGTCCCGCAACCACAAAACGCACCACAAAATATTCCCGAAATTATTCCTAATGAGCTAATCGCTGCGGTTAACCGCCTGCTCGATAGCAACGGAAGCCGTGGTTGTTATAACGCAATCAAGTGTTACGACGCGCACATTGAAGTAGAGCGCCTGCTCGCAGCTGCCCGGCAGGAAGTGAACCATGGCTGAGTTACGCGCAGGTTGTCAGGCAATGATTATTGGCGGCTTCTACCGCACAAATGACGGTAAGTCAGTGCTGGTTGTAGGTTTCGTGCCTAATGGCTCGCGGTTTACCTGGAATGGCGAAGTGTACGCCGAACCGGTGCCGATGGGTGATGCATGGTTAATCTCTGGTGACCTGATAGTTCGGGATGGGGATACCGGAGAAGCAAAGAGACTGGACTTTGGCTTGATACCAGCACAATACCTGATGCCCATCGACGGCGACGACTTCAGCAATGAAGACCAGCGCCAGAAGGAACGGGAGCATGCCTAAATCCCCCTCGGCGACAAAAACCATAAAACGCAAACATGCTATTTGTTATCAACAAATCACAGGTTTGTATTTATGCGAATGATAACCAGAAAGAAGCCAGCCTTCACTGAGCTTTATCAAACCGGCGTATTAACGCGCATAGCCGCGATAAAAAGTCCTGATGGCGGCGGCTGGAGATTGTTCGGCTTGTGGCGGGGTAAAGATATAGCCGTGTTTGTGGAGGCTGCTCGCGGAGGGATTCGCGAGTGGTCTGGCCTGGACTGCCTTGCCAACTTCTGCGCGAGCTGTGGCATTAGCCTGTGGGAAGTGCACAACAAGGTTGCCGAAAAATCCCCTCAATGACACCCCTCTCCGGAGGGGTTTTTCTCGTATATGCTCATTTTGCTTTTATCCCCGGGAAGGGCGATAATTACCTCGTCAGCCTGAGCAACTGACACGATTATCCGGCGCCAAGTGGGGACACATGGCGCAAATACTGCAATTTGAGAAGAGTTATCAAAACGTACTGATTCCCGCAGAGCCGGGAACCAGCGAATACCTGCAACTTATCCCCGTAGGGCAACTGCTTTGCGGTGAGTTCCGCAAGCCCCGGAATTACGCATTCCACAAGAAGTTCTTCAAGCTTCTGACTCTCGGGTATCACTACTGGACGCCTTCCGGTGGCCTCATTGAGCCCGCTGAGCGCACCCTCATATCCGGGTTTATCGACTTCCTCTCATCCGACTTCGATCAGCGCGCTGCGCTCCAGAACGCCGCGGATATGTATCTCTCCTCTGTCGGCATTTCTCGTTCCCGCGATATGGCGCTGCTGAAACACTTCGAATCCTTCCGCGAGTGGGCAACCATTCAGGCTGGCTTTTACGACGAATACCAGATGCCTGACGGTAGCCGTCGTCGTGTCGCAAAGTCGATCTCCTTCGCCAGCATGGACGACAGCCAGTTTAACGGCGTCTACAAATCAGTGCTGAATGTGCTCTGGAACTACATTCTGCGTCGCAAATTCCACTCGCCGGCTGAGGCTGAAAATGCCGCCAGTCAGTTGCTGAGCTTTGCGGGGTGATGGGTATGCAATGTCTTCTCGCCAAAGTAATGGAGCGCGGCATCTTCCGCGTACCGGCGCGCCGCAAGCGCAAGGTCGAAGTTAAGCCTTCCGACATCCCGACCCTGAAAGACTACACCGCCCGCCTGGTCGATAAGAAGTGGCTACGCCTGAGAGCAAGGAGGCCACATGCTTAAACCTGCACGTCGTAAATGCGCCCACTGCCGCGAATGGTTCCATCCTGCCCGGGAAGGGCAGGTGGTATGCAGTTTTGAATGCGCCAGCGCGATCGGCAAAAAACAGACAGCAAAAGCCCGGGAAGTGGCGAAGGCCAGGGCGGTGAAGCGCCAGCGCGAATCCGAGAAAGAGGGGCGTCAGCGCCGTAAAGCAAGATTGGCTGAACTCAGACCTAACGGTTACTACAAAGCCCAGGCTCAGAAGGCATTCAACGCCTACATCCGCGCTCGTGATGCTGGTTTGCCATGCATCAGTTGCGGCGAGACCAACCCACCTGATCTGCATGGCGGCCAGTGGGACTGCGGCCACTTCAAAACGGTCGGCGCTTACCCTGAGTTGCGTTTTGAAGAGCGCAACGCTCATAAGCAGTGCAAATCGTGCAATGCCGGGGCTGGGAAGTACACCGCAAAAGAGGCGACGGTTGCTCAGCAATACGAAGCTGGCCTGATCGCTCGTTACGGACAGGAGTATGTCGACTGGCTTAACGGACCCCACGAAATGACCAACTACCGCCGGGAAGACTTTATTCGTATCCGCGATGAGTACCGCGCCAAGCTCAAAGCACTGAAACAGCGGGAGGCCGCATGAACCGTGACGTTATCGAACGCATCCGCGACCGCTGGCAAAAGCTCCGCCTCTGCCGGCACCGCGGCACCGTACTGGTCGACTACCGCATACTGCGAAATTTCGTTCGCATCTATCAGACCCTGGGAGAGACAGCATGAAACTGGAATTAACCAACGAACAGCACCAGTGGATAGATCAGTGGCTCCAGCTTTGGGGCGCATGGTGCCAGACAGGGAAGATAGACAAGGCGATGATAAATATGATTGCCAAGTTCATGGCCACGGTTGAACCGCAAGCACCATCAAGGCCTGTATGCAGCGATGATGATGGGTTGCTGATTGATGCCGTAATCCGGCATTACCTGAAAAACGTAGATGAGAACGCATGGAAGGTAATTTTTGCCTATTACGTCTGTAACTCAAGCGAGATAAGGATCGCCTCATGGCAGCATGCTGTGAGCAAGCCTCGCCTGATGAAGACGCGCGCCGGAAACCAGTATAAGCACCCAAGCATTTCAACCATCCGCCGGGAAGTTAAGCAGGTTATCAACGCGGCACTCTTTTGCCTGTACCAGCCGCTGCAAAATGCGTTTAACGATCGCGAAAGCGTGAGGAAAATTGCAAAAAATAGTCATAACGTGCTTGCATTTCAATGAACAAATGAGCAATATATTTAGTGTAGGTTGCCGTATTTGCGTTTGACCTATCAGAACACCGAGCCTCGCCATCGTGCGGGGCTTTTTTATGCCTGCGATCCGGTCAGGGCTCTTGGGTAGAGACGTGCTGCACGACACGTTGAAACCCTTCACGCGCAAGAGCCCTGAACCAGATTGCTGGTTTAGCTCAGCAGGTAGAGCGCCTGCCTTGTAAGCAGGAAGTCGGCGGTTCGATTCCGTCAACCAGCACCAATTCAGCGCCATTAGCTCAACCGGAGAGAGCAATAGCCTTCTAAGCTATCGGTTTCAGGTTCGAGTCCTGAATGGTGCGCCAGACACGGGCATGAGCACTAACGCTTAAATAAGTCCTGATAGGTGCCAGATTGATCGCCTGGCCGTCAGCTCCACGAAACGGAGCACGCAACAGGTAATGGCATTGACCGGGCACAAAATTAATTGGCGAGAACTCTCAGGTTCAGACCCATACCGGCATCGTGGAACGCACAACTGAGATAGGGCGACTACGCGGGGATCAGTGTCATTATCGTTGTGGTGAGAACAGGATCTGTAATGGGTACTCAGCCAAAAAGAACCTTCCTGTAGGGCGCTGAGCTAAGCAGCACGTAGCGGCCAACCACAACCCAATCCCTCTACCTTGGGACCATTACGGCTACCGAGCCGTCGCTTTTACCCTTGGTATTTCTTCCCGCCTTGAGCGGGTTTTTTATTTTCAGGGTCGCGGGAATCACCCTCGACGCTTTGTTGGTAAATCAGCCCGACGGCCCTGAACCTTTTACTGACTACAGATAGCACCCCGAACATTATCGGAGGTGAGAGATGCAACGTATGAACCCAACCGATGGTCACAATCTGCCTTACTGGTGGTCAGCATTGCTTGGTATCTTTTCCGTCCTGAGTCTGCAGGATTATGTCTTCATCATTGGCGCCCTGATCTCTGCCTTCTTCACAATCAAGACGTATTACGCAAAGCGCAAGGAAGAGCGAGAGCGACTGGATGAAGAGAAAAAGCGCACGCAGCTGTTGGCCAGTTATCTGGCTGATGTCTCCGCAAAGCCTGGGGGTGACCGCCCGGCTTCAGCCGAAGTGGTAACCGAGGCCTTGAAGCGGATCGCAAGTGATACACAGGGGTGAGCATGACGCCATCAATGAGGAATAAACTGATTGGCGTGATCGCCGGCGGCGGTGGCGCCATAGCCATTGCCTCTGCTCTCATCACTGGACCAACCGGTAACGATGGTCTTGAAGGTGTGCGTTATGACCCCTATCAGGATGTGGTAGGCGTCTGGACTGTCTGCTATGGCCACACTGGCAAAGACATCATGCTCGGCAAGAAGTACACCGAGGCTGAATGCCGTGCGCTGCTCAGCAAAGACCTGAATACCGTCGCTCGCCAGATTAACCCATACATCCAGAAGACGATTCCCGAGACAATGCGCGGGGCGCTTTACTCATTCGCCTATAACGTCGGCGCTGGGAACTTCCAGACCTCCACTCTGCTGCGCAAAATCAACCAGGGCGACCAGAAAGGTGCATGTGATCAGCTGCGCCGCTGGACCTACGCCAAGGGTAAGCAGTGGAAGGGTCTGGTAACTCGCCGCGAGATTGAGCGCGAAGTTTGTCTTTGGGGGCAGAAATGAGCCGTTTAGCCGCCATTATCAGTGCCGTTGTGATCTGCCTGGTGGTTTGCCTTGGATGGCTGGCAATGCATTACCACAACGCTGCCAGTAAGCAGGAAGCCAGAGCAGAAAACGCTGAGCAGCAGGTAAATACCGCTCAGGCCATCACCGCCAATGTTCTGACAACCATGACCATCTTCAACACCATCGCCGAGGCCAATCAGCATGCAAAAGAGCAGATCGCACTGGACGCATCGGGAGCCTCGGCTGATATCCGGGTTGCTGTTGCGAATGATGATTGCACTAATCGCCCTGTGCCTGCTGGCGCAGTTAAGCGGATGCAACAATTCGCGAACGGTCTACGCCAAAGTGCCGGTGGTCCCGTTACCGGCCAGCCTGACGGCTGACACCCCGCAACCGGAAATCCCCGACAACCTGACGTGGGGGCAGAGCCTGGATTTAAACGTCAGTCTGCTATCAGCGCTGGGACAGTGCAACCGGGATAAGGCTGATATCAGACAGGCGGAGATGAAAAGGGGGCTTTAGTTTTATAGCCTCACTAATAGCTTAAAGAAAGCGGTCATGATGCTCTAATCATCTAAGATGATGCTTAGACTTTTTTGTATGTAATCGAACGACCAAACGGCGGGTAAGTTGAAGTTGAGTCATATACTTCATAGTGAGCAACTACTTCCCCGTTTTCGTCGAGCTCACGCAGAAGATATTCATCAGTATCTTGACCTCTTCGTGGCCCCTTCCAGGTGGAAGATACTTCCTCGAGAGTATGGTTATCTGGAATCCCAATTTTCTTTTTATATTCATCAGTCATTTAAAGTCTCCTGCTGTGCGGTGATCTACGGCGTGATTTAACAAAATGCTGTCAAGATAGTATACACCACGCAAAAACGATGCCTGAGATACTGGTTATTTTTTAGCGTGATATTGGAGGCTAATATGGCTGATACCAAAATGATTAGGCCATATCCCCCCGTTAATTTCACTGGTGAGAACTGGCTGCCTTACACCAGGCTAATCCCTGCTGCCGAAATCGGAGAATGGGTAAATCAGAACATCCTCTCCGAAGGGGGCCGAATCCATAACTCTGACCATACGCACTTGGTCGACGCTGATGTGGCGTTCATGTGGGCCTCTGGCTCATTCGCCAAAAGCGGTCGCATTGTGCTTGGTCAGTGCGAGCAGGTAATGATGCGTGCCGGCGGCTGGCAGAAATCCCGCATGGAGCAGCAGATGCATGAATGGTTTGGGCGCATACCGAAGTTCATCATCACCCTGGCTGCAGACTACTGCGAGCAATGCAACGATCTGGAGTTCTGCGCACTGGTTGAGCATGAGCTTTACCACATCGCCCAGGCTACCGATGACTATGGCGCGCCGAAGTTCAACAAAGAGACCGGAATGCCGGTGCTCAAACTTCGCGGCCATGACGTCGAGGAGTTCGTCGGAGTGGTCCGGCGTTACGGCGCTAGCAAAGACGTGCAGGAAATGGTGGATGCGGCGAACAGGCCGGCGGAGGTTGCTCATATCGATGTTGCCAGAGCGTGTGGGACGTGCATGCTGAAGTTGGCATAAATTCAGGACTAGTTAGGACGGATGGTGAATTATGGCGGCATTAAAACCAGAGATTAAAGCCTTCATAGTTCAATCAGTTGCGTGCTTTGATACCCCCTCTCAAGTGGTGGAGTCCGTCCTGAAAGAATTTGGTGTTCAGATTACCCGCCAACAGGTTGAGCAAAACGACCCGACGAAGATAAGCGGCAAGGGTCTGGCTCAAAAATGGGTCGACCTCTTCAACCGCACCCGCGACCGCTTCCTCAACGAAATTTCCGACATCCCGATCGCTAACAAGGCGTACCGGCTTCGCGTTCTTGACCGTATGGCTACGCGCGCCGAGGGAATGAAAAACCTCGCGCTCACTGCTGAGATTATTGAGCAAGCCGCCAAGGAATGCGGGGATGCTTATACCAACAAACATAAGTTTGAACATTCCGGCCCGAATGGTGGCGCTATCCAGACGATCACCATGAGCAAAGAGGAATACAAGTCCGCACGGCAGGAGATGATGGAGGATGACGACTGCTGAGCAAAAGGCGTTTGCCAGAAAGGTGGAATGTGAGGAGGACGGGCTTTACTACGCTCGCTATTTCTTCAAGCAACGCACCGGCGGAAAGATGATAGTTGCGCCTCACCACAAGGTGATTCAGAAAACACTGGACCGCGTTATTGATGGTGAGATTCAGCGCCTGATCATCAACGTCCCTCCTGGTTACACGAAAACGGAACTTGCAACCATCAATATGATGGGGCGCGGCCTGGCGCTAAATTGCCGGGCCCGTTTCATGCATTTGTCCTATTCGCATAACCTGGCGCTCCTGAACTCCTCGACGGCCCGCGGCATGATTAAGTCGCAGGCATACCAGTCCATGTGGCCCATGGCGCTGCGTGACGATGCAGACAGCAAGGCTATGTGGTGGACTGAGCACGGCGGCGGCGTTTACGCATCCTCAGCTGCAGGGCAGGTTACCGGGTTCCGCGCAGGACACATGGAGCCGGGCTGGCAGGGCGCACTGATTATCGATGACCCGGTTAAGCCGGATGACGCTTACTCTGAAATCGTCCGAGACGGAGTCAACAATCGTTTCAACGAGACAATCAAATCACGACTGGCGCTCGAGACGACGCCGATGATTGTCATCATGCAACGAATCCACTACCACGACCTGAGCGGCTATCTGTTGCGTGGTGGAAGTGGGGAAAAGTGGCATCACCTGAATTTGCCGGTGATTATCGATAGCAGCCGCAGTTACGAAGAAACATATCCGGAAAACACTCACGCTATCCCGATTGACCACGGCCTGCCTGATGGCTGGCTATGGCCGTTTAAGCATAACGAATCGCACCGTGTATCTCTGTTCTCTCACCGGCGCACCGCCGAAGCTCAGTACATGCAGAACCCGAAACGCTTCAATGCGGAGGGTGCTCTGTGGAATGAGGAGATGATCAGCGCCGCACACGCGATGCGAATCACCCAGGATCTGGCCCGTACGGTCGTGGCAATCGACCCGCAGGCCACAAATAGCGAAGAGAGTGACGAATCCGGCATCGCTGTTGCGAGTGTTTACGGTAGTGGTGATGAGCGGCAGTACAGCCTTGATGCTGACTACAGTGGCAAATATTCCCCCAATGGATGGGCGACGAAAGCCATTGAGGCCTATGAGCAGCATGAAGCTGACGCGATCGTCATTGAGACAAACCAGGGCGGGGACATGGCAGAGGACACACTCCGAAACGCCGGGTTCACCGGGCGCGTTATCAGGGTGCATGCCAGCAAAGGCAAGTATGCCCGCGCAGAGCCTATATCTGCACTGTATGCACAGGGTCGCGTCGCCCACCGTGGCAGCCTCTACGAGGTGGAAAACCAGTTCATGGAATACGTGCCATCTACCGCCAAGAAATCGCCGGACCGGCTTGATGCTGCTGTGTATGCACTCACCGAATTATCAGAGCCACAATCAATCGGCATGTTGGTGCGTTCGCGCTGACGGAGGACATAAGTGAACGAAAGCCAAATGAAACAAGAGCGCGCCTCGAATGCCAATCTTGAAAAAGAACGCCTGAACTACCTGTCCTCGTTGTTCAACGGAACCAGCAATACGAAGCGCCAGCGCCTTTACCAGGAGTTCGGATATCCCGTCGATCTCTGCTTTGAGGATTTCTACCGGGCATGTCGCCGCAATGCTGTTGCTGGTGCGGCCGTCAGTCGCATGGTTGATGGATGCTGGGAGGATTTCCCGGATATTTATGAAGGCGATAAAACCAAAGATGCCACCAAACAAACTCAGTGGGACAAGCGGGTTAACAAGCTGCTCAAGCGCTGCTGGAAGCAGATTAAGGGCGCTGACCGACGCAACCTGGTAGGTCGATATTCTGCTTTGTTGATTCAGGTTAAAGACAGCAAACAGTGGCGTGATCCGGTAGATACCGTGGTCGTAGGTCAGTTGGAAGAAAAGGCGCTGGTAAAACTCATCCCTGCATGGGAAGCGCAGATTGAGCCCATTGAATGGGATAGTGACCCAGAAAGTGAAACTTTCGGCGATGTGACGATGTACTCGTTCATTGAGCTGTCGGTGGGCAACAACAAAGACGCCCGGCCCAGCCGCATAATCAACGTTCACCCAGATCGCGTCATTATCCTGGCTGAAGGCTCCGATGATGGCTCAATGACTTCCGGGCGCTCGATGCTGGAAGAGGGTTTTAACAAGCTCCTGGATCTCGAAAAGGTTTCCGGCGGCGGGGCGGAGGGGTTTCTTAAGAATGCCAGTCGCCAGCTAAATTTCAATTTCAGCTCCAAGACGAACTTCGCTCAACTGGCACGCGCCCTCGGCGTAACAGAGGCCGAGCTATCGAATGCGATGGATGATCAGGTGCGTCGACTGAATGACAGCACCGACAGCGCAGTCATGATGCAGGAAGGCGATGCCAGCGTGCTCTCAGTGGCCGTTGCAGACCCGGAACCCACCTGGCGAACGGCGCTTAATGAGTTCTGCGCCACCGTGCCGATCCCCGTTAAAGTTCTGATCGGCATGCAGACCGGGGAGAGGGCCAGTACGGAAGACGCTAAGGACTGGGCCAAAACCCGCATGAGTCGCCGTAATGGCTTCCTTACCGACGTGATCACGGATGTGGTTTCGCGCTTCTGGACCCTTGGAATTATTCCGCCAGCTCAGAATGAAGAAATTACCGTAGGCTGGTCTGATCTTCTGGCACCGAGTCAGGCAGAGAAGATTGCCAACATGGACAAGCTCGCGGACGTGGCTGTGAAATCCACGAATGCCTTTGGCCGTTCTGCTATCACTGAGAACGAAATTCGCGCTGCGGGCGAACTGCAACCGCTGCCTGAGCTTGATGATGAGGATCTGCCAGATGGCAACAAACCAAAACCTGATCCTCTGGCCGACCCTCAGTCAGAAGCCGAAAAGCCCGGTGATACCACGGTCGAAAGTTGACCCAACAATGTCACGTAAGTCCGTCAGCAAGATGGAGCGCGACATTGAGGATCGGTATTACGCGATAAAGGTGGCGCTGAAAGCCCTGTTCGACCAGCGGCTGACCGGGCGTGAGCGAGAGGTTAACAGCCACAGCTGGCACTTCCTGTGTCACGTTAACGGTGCAGAGCCAACGCTCTACCAGGTCAACGCTGGCAAGTTCATCTACGACATGTCAGCGCAGGAACTGGCCGACCTGCTGGAAGCGGTGCAGGTTATTCTCGACGATTACCTGCTCGAAGGCGGCGAACAAAACCTGTGGGCGATGGATTACGTCGCCGCAGAGGCGCAGCGCGGCACGCTAGAGGCATTCAACAACCTGTCGCAGCAGTCGCAGGTATATGCCAGCCAGACGACTCTACAGCAGCTTTTAAGCAGCCCCGGTTATCTTAATCAGGTGGCAGCCGCCAGACTGACAACGTTCAGTGACTGGAAGGTCATCAGCGATACAGCCCGCGGCGATCTGACCAACATCATTACCGATGCGGTTGCTCGCGGTGTGAATCCCCGCGAAACGGCGCAGGTGATAAGCAAGCGCCTTGATGTCTCTATGGGCCGCGCAAAGACCATCGCTCAGACTGAGCAGGTCGGCGCGCTGCGGCAGGCGCAATGGAACGAGACGGACTGGGCAGCGGATCGGCTTGGGCTGAATACTGGCTTGCTGTGGCTGTCGGCGCTCAAACCGACGACGCGCAGTTGGCACGCCAGCCGCCACGGCAAGGTCTACACCACCGAAGAGGTGCGGGACTTCTACGCCGAGAACGGCAACCGATACAACTGCTATTGCAGCCAGATTCCGGTGCTGCTCAACGACGACGGCAGCATTTTCAATCAGGGGTTAGCTGAGAAGCTGGCAAAAGAGCGCAAACAGTGGGGCCCGGATAAAAAGGCCGCTTAGTTATTTTTTACAAGGAAATGACTGCATAAGATATAAGGCGGTTAATTTGTCCGCATCTGCGGCTCTGGTCTGTGGATTTTTCTGCAATCCCATACCGACAACATCGGCAATTTGTCCCCGGGTAATGCTGCCCTGAGGGCAAATTAGCTCTGACCCCAATGTGTCCCATACGCCGGTTACATACCCCATATAATCGTATGCCGCGAAATAGTCTTCTCTTGAAGCCGTCCCGTTGTCACTTCGCACATATGCTTGATATCTGGTGTAAAGGTCATTGCCTGTCAAAAACGTCGCAAAACTATTTCCACTGAAAGCGACAAACAACAAAAGAAGAGCCTTTTTCATTCTTTTTCCTGAAGGGTTAAACATGAACTTAACCAGTATCCATGTGAAATCCTTGGCGATCAACGCCTCCAATATATCTACGACCATAATTAATGATCAGGAACACTATATTATCCGTGGTGCAGTTCCGATCGTCGATGACATCGTGATGAATGGCGGTCTTTATCCAGCCGAGGAGATTAACAACAGCTACAAGACGATGGAAGGCAAGCTGATGCCTCTTCCGCACCCGATGGTAGATGGCAAGTATGTCAGCGCCAATGACCCTCGGGCCATTAACAGCTATCACGTCGGAGCCTGGGCGCAGAACGTCAGTAAGTCAGGCGACCAGGTCGTCATGGACGTTTATATCAATAAGGCGGTCGCCGAGACAAAGCCTGACGGTAAGCGTCTGATTAATCGCCTCGATGAGATGATCGCCGGCACCAACACCGACCCGATCCACCTGTCTACCGGCTTACTCACGAACAAAGAGAGAAAGTCAGGCGAGTCTAAGCAGAAGAAGTATTCATGGATTGCTCGCAATATGCAGTTCGACCATATCGCTATCCTGCTCGATGAGCCGGGCGCCGGTACTCCAGAGGAAGGCGTCGGCATGTTCGTGAATGCCGATGGTCAGGAAGGCGAAGTCGAGACTGCAAGCCTCGTTGATGCGGCAAATAGCCTCAAAGATGGCCTGCTGAACAAAGTGAAGTTCTTCCTCACCCACAACTCAGATGCCTCATTCGATGAAATCTACCAGATGCTGCGGGAAGCCATTCGCGCGCCGTCAGGCAGCGATGTTTATCGCTATGTCGTGACCGTATGGCCCGACAAATTCATTTTCGAAGAGGGCAATAAGCTCTTCCAGCAAAAATACCTCATCGACGACAGCACAGTCACGCTGGTCGGCGATCCAGTAGAGGTCGTGCGCAAACCCACTGAGTACGAAGTCAAAACCAACGGAGAAACAAACCCGATGAAAGAGAAGATGATCGCCGCGCTCAATGCCGCAGGCGTTAAAACCGAGGGGCTGACCGACGATCAGGTCTGGGATGCCTATAACCAGCAGGTACAGAAGAAAGCAGGCGACCAGCCGGGTACTCAGATTAACTCTGACGCGATTACCGCAGCAGTAAATCTGGCGATTAAGCCGCTGACTGACGAGATCAGTACGCTGAAAACTCAGCTGCAGGCCAACGCTGAAAAAGACCTCAAGACCAAGCGTGAAGCGGTCAAAGCGAAATTCCCGTTCATGGCCGAAGCGGCGATCAACTCGCTGGCCGGCGAAGCGCTGAACGACATGTACTCGCAGTGCCAGACCAGCACCGGTCTGAACCCGGCATTCCAGGGGAATGGCGCTCAGAGTGAAATCCTTTCTATGGAGGCTCCTGAATAATGGCTCTCGCACCTCGTTTCCATACCGTAATCGCGGGCCCGGCCCGCAAGAATGACCCGCAGGTCATTGAAGCAATCATGGCGGCAGCAGTGAAGCCAGGATCTCTGGTAATGCTGGATAGCACAGGGAAACTGGCTGTTCACAATGTGGCCGGTGGTGCAGGGGTAGCCCTGGCGCTCCAGCACAATTATATCGGCGGCGGTGATATCCGCGATGCAGTGCCGGCCGGGGATACTGGCGCGGCCATCATGTGCGAAGACGATGTCGATTACCACATGCTGGTAAAGGCTGGCGAAGTGTTGCTGGAAAACGAAGGTCTGGTTTCTGCCGGTGACGGCACACTGGCCAAGTCGACCACTCCAGCCACCGACCAGGTCCTCTTCTTTTCACGCGAAAAGATCACCGTTGGTGCTGAAGCCCAGCTCGTGAAAGTTCGCAAATCAGGGAAAGCTACCGCATGAGCATGATCGTATTTAACAAAAAGCTGGTTACTGAACATAACCAGATCAAGAAGGCATGGAATCAGTTGCTGATGCAGCGCGAATCCTTCAACGTTAACCAGAACAACATTTCCGCCCAGTACGGCGGCGCGCTGGAAGTTAACCAGGCTGCGCTGATCTCTAAAGACTACTGGCGTGAAGTTGACAACATCACCACCCGAGTCTTCCGCAACGACGAAGGCAACGGCCTGCTTGATGACCTGCTCGGTCTCGGTACGCCGATCTCAATCGGCAAGACGGCGGCGCTCTACCGCGTTTCCAGTGACGCTGGCAAGGTTCATCGCTCACTGACTGGCCATGTACCGGAAGAGCTGGATAAAGTCATCTACGACGAAGCCGGCGACCCGATCCCGATCTTCAACACCGGCTACGGCCGTGAATGGCGTGAATGGAACGGCATGCAGTCCGAAAACCTTGATGCAATGGCCGATGACCAGGAAGCGCATGTTGCAGCCATCCGCGAAGATATGGCCGACTACATGCTTTCCGGCGATGCGAAGGTGAAGGTGAAGGGCTATGTTGGCGCTGGTATTACCAACCACGCCAACACCAACCAGGTAGACCTGAGTGCATCTGGTCTGAATATTGACCTGACCACCTCGACTCCTGATGAATCAGTAGCATTCTTCACCGGTCCGTTCGCCAAACTGCTGGACGATAACTACGTTCAGGAGAAGGTAAAAGTGTGGGCATCCCCGGATATCATGCGCAACCTGAACCGACCGTATTCCGATGCCGCGGGCTTCAAAGAAGGCACTGTGCTGGAATACATCCTGCACTATGGTCGCATCGAGTCGTTCAACCAGACCTTTAAGCTGACCGGTAACCACTTCATTGCGTACGTTCGCAACTCGCAGTACATCAAGACGCGCATCGCCGCGCCGGTGGGCACCTTCATGATCCCCCGACAGAATCCGTTCGACAACTACAACACTCTGGTCTGGAGTGCAGTTGGTCTGCAGATTAAGCGTGATTTCAACGGTCGCTCTAAAGTCTTCAACGCACAGGGTTAAGGGGCTTCGGCCCCTTTTCTTCGGGAGAAAGCATGAAAACGTTAAAGGTCGAGAAAACCGGCTGCTGGGGCATGATTGATGGCGTCTTCCAGCAACTTCCTGTTGGCCACGAATTCGTCGCGGCGGACGTTCCTGCAGCTTTTGCTGGTCGTGTGTCGGTGGTGGGCGAAGTGGAAGAGCAAGCGCTGGAAGTAGCCACGCCGGGCAATGACGCTGCAGAGCAGGCAGAGCAGCAGGAAGAATCTGCCAGCAAATCGAAGAAGGCGAAATAACCATGGCTGACCCAATCACAGCGGCAGACGTGCAGGCGTTCCTCGGTGAATTGGGTTACTCCATCCCGGCCGCTCTGCTCGATCCGATTCTCTGCGTGGTGAACAAGATTATCCCTTGCCTCGATGGTGCTGGATACGACGAATGCACGGCAAAGCTCATTCTGATGTATGCCGCTGCGCTCATGGCGACGTCATCCGGTGCCCGGCGAATAAAATCGCAGGGGGCGCCATCAGGAGCGTCGCGCTCGTTCGATTACGGAGACGACGGCATTACCTGGCTGCGTGACTCGCTGGCGAAACTGGATACCAGCGGCTGCACCAGTGAACTTCCGATCAGCGCTGGCAACACTGTGGGCCTGTTTATGGTGGTCGGGGGCTGCTAATGGCGTGGGTTTCAGTTCAGCAACGGCTGCCGCGGACGTTTATCCGGGTGTGGGTAATGACCGACACCGGGCAGCAAACGACGGCATACGTTAACGGTGCCGGGCAGTGGATGATTAACTGCCCTCGCATACAGGCTACAGGCGCTGTTGTGTTGCGATGGAGGGATGACTGATGTCTTCGGTAGCAAACTGGAGCTATACCGCGACGGCGACAGTCTGGCGGCGCATACGCGATGCCGAAGGTAGCGATACCGACGGCGGAGGTCAGCCGTACGGGTGGGAAGCGCCGATCGCTATCCTCTGCGACTACCAGGGCGGACTCTCTGCAAAAATCGGTGACCTTGGCCGGGAGCTCGTTGTTAAAAACACGATATGGACCGAGTACGCAACGGCGCGGGATGGAGATTACATCCTGATTGGCGCGTCGACTGATGCAGCACCGCCGGATGAGGCCGATGAGATTCGGCAGATCGTCCAGTTCGCAGATACGTTCGAGCGACTGGCAGACGATTTCGCACTTATAACGGGAGTCTGATTATGGGCGTTAAAGTTCGGGGAGTCTCCAAGGTCAGCAATAACATCAACCGGCTGATTGATAATATCGAAAAGCGAAAAACCATGCGGGCGCTCTACTCTGCTCTGTTTGAGATTGGGCTGGAGTCCGCGGTGCTGGTTCCTATCGATACCAGCACTCTGGTTAACTCTCAGTTCAGAGAGGTTGTTATCAAGGGCACCAGACTAACCGGGAGAATTGGTTATTCTGCAAATTATGCGGCGTACGTGCATGAGGCCAAAGGTATTCATCTTGGAAAAAACACCCCGCGCCCTGTAAGAAAAGGCGAAGCGCCCGGTTCCCGTGGAAATATATGGGACACATCAGGCGAGCCAAAATTCCTTGAGAAAGGTGCTGAAAACGCCAGAGACAGAGTTGACGCAGTTATACGCAGGGAGATGGAGCTATGACGCCTCCTATGCACAGGCGGGTTCGAAATGTCTTTGTTGAGTCAGGATTGACTGCCGGATACATCGTTCAGTCACTGTCATGGAATGATACCGGCAAGGCATCTGACCGCTTTATTGTGTTCCGACCAAATGGTGGCACGCCAGTAGATCGTGATATGGCCGCTGATTACTACGTCATGGTGGACGTGATAAGCAAGGGAAAGGCATCTGCTGACTATGCGCAGTCAGAGAACGACGCTCAGGCCATCATCGATTACGTGCAGCAAAACCCGATGACGCACACCTGCCTTGGGCAGATATCCAACATGGGCGGAATTCCTTCGCCTGTTATCACGGCCGAGGGGCGTATGGTGTGGCGCCTGCAGTTCGCCTGCCTCTTTGGCGGATAACACCGAATAAAACCACATAAGGTCGCCTGGAGCGGCCTTTTTTATTATCTGAAGCGAGGTAAGCAACGATGCAAGGCTGCTCCGACAACGGACAACTAATTGGTCGCGCTAAGACGCTGGAACTGGCTTACGGCTGTGCCGACCAGTTTCCGGCGGAAGGCGACTGGAAACTGATGGGGTTGCCAACATCGGCAACGTGGGACCTTAGCCCGGAGGCCCTGACCTCTGATGCTGATAACGGCGGATTCAGTTCAAACCTGATTGCCAGTCTGGACCCGACCTACTCCATCGAAGGGGAGGTTCGCGTTAAAGACCGCACTGATGAGTTTGGCATTCAGCAGTTCGTGAAATACATCGTCGATGAGGTTCGTGCCCGCCGCCAGCCAGGTGTATGGATGCGTTTCCACTGGGGCGATTATTACCACATCGGCTATATGGTCCCATCAGGAGCCAGTGACGGCGGTGGTGTGAAAGAAATCGTGACCTACAGCTTTGAGTTCAAACTGGCTGACGGTCAGACTTTCCAGATCACCGAAGCTGATGGTGACATTCTGGTTACCGGTGTAAGTGTTGCGCCGACGACCAGCTCTATTGCTGCTGGCTCCAGTACTACCTTCGCAGTGAATATTGCACCGGAAGATGCTGATAACAAACTGTTCACAGCCAGCTCATCCGTGCCGGCACGTGCAACCGTCGCCATCACTGGTAATACGGTAACCGTGTCAGCGCCGTCAGGTGCAACGGCGGGAACAGCAACAATTACTGTGAAGACGGTTGATGGTGAATTCGTGGCTACCCACGTGGTTACTGTCACGGCGTAAGCAAAACAAAGGGCAGGATCCTGCCCTTGATTTTGTTTACAGGAGGCAGCAAATGGTTCCGCTAAAAGAGCTGGGAGAATGCCTGGTAACCGTCGGGGACCGGGATTATTTTTTCCGGCCATCATTCATGGCTATGTCGCGCATTGGCGAGCCAGCAGAAATAGTTCAGACGTTCTATGACCTTTGCAACGATGAAATAACACCTCTCATTCAGAGGGTTGTCGAAGCGTACGGCAGAGTGCCTGAATGGCTGGCTAAACACCTTTCTGCTTTACATCTTGATAAGAAATCTCTACTGGCCGCCCACACGGTCCTCACCGCTTGCTGCAATGATGACATAGGTGATCTGGTTGGTTGGATGAAGCCCGGCAAAACCAAAAGAAGGGCGTTTGTGTGGCATAAGGGCGTCATGAATCCGCAGGATATGGTCATCCTTGCACAAAGTCTGATGATGCACGGCATTATCGGAAAGGCCAAAGTACGCAAACTTCAGCGCCATGAGACAAATGAAAAAACCAGTGAGTTCCGGGCTGCCGATTACGTCATCGCTGCACGTAACCACTTCGGGATCAGCAGAGAGGAAGCTGAAAACCTGACGATGACCGAATTCAGCCTAATGCTCATCGCCAAATACCCGGATCAGAAAGGGTATACCAGGGAAGAATACGATCATGCAGCTGATGACTACTTTGCGCGCCGTAAGCGCAGACAGGCTAAAGCCAACAAATAAACCAGCCTCGGCATAGTCCGGGGCTTTTTTATACCCAAATTTCACCGCGCATCTCACGCGCATTTCACACAGAACCTTTCAGGATGACCCTTGAGGATACCGGCTGGCTGTCGGTGCCTTTCTGTGGGCCGGATTCCTGTGAGACAAGGTTCATCACTAAAAGGTAATTACCGATATGTCTAATATCATCCCTATGAATTACGATGACCGCTCATTCCCTTTTACAGCAGATTGCTGGTTCAATGCCACAGTTGCTGCAAAGCATCACGGCAAGCTTCCAAAGGACTGGCTAAAGACTGAGGCGACAAAAATTTATATCGCCGAACTGGCTGAGGAGCTTGGAATTGCTAGCTCTGGCGTAAAAGAGGATTTTTCTCCCCTTTTAGTCAGAGTGGAAAAAGGGCGAAACGGCGGGACCTGGCTTCATCCGGAGTTGGCGGTGGAATTCGCCCGCTGGTTGTCAGTAAAATTCGCCCGCGCCTGTGACCGACACATTAAAAATCTTCTGCTGAGTAAAAACTTCCAGCTCACCGAAGATCAGATTGTCGGCCTGATGGTGTGCCAGCAACCAACGTCCTGGGAGAAGCGCTTTAAAGACCCATTCTACCAGGCGCTGTCGAAAATGTCCGGCCTTCCTTACTTTGGTCATGTTGGCGGTTGCCCGGCGCTGTTCGGTCAGATCACCGCTCGATGGGTGTACGGTGTCGCACTTCCCGATTATGTCTATCAGGCAGCAAAACAAGCCGCCGGGGACAGCAAGGAGAAGATTCACCAACATCTTAAGCCTGATGCACTGGAGAAGGTCGAGCAGCAACTGATCGCCGTTACCAACATTGCCAGTTGCAGCATTGACCAGAAGGACTTCGAAGCCCGCTGCATGGCTGCGTTCCCCGTTAAGGGGCAAATGAAGTTGCTGTATGCGGCGGCGTGACCATGAATAACCGAATCGTTGAATGCGCCTCCAGAGCGGGGCGCGACTTCTCGGAGTTCATGAAAGGCGAGAAGAACATGATGGAGGCGCTGCGATCGGCTGAAGAGTTCACCGAGCAGTTACGCATTCACGGCTGCGTTAATCACCACTTCGTCAATTTCATGATGATGAAAGCGATCGTAAAGGTGTTTGATGATTTACGCCGAGAGGAGTTGCGGGAAGAGCGACGACGCAAACGTGAAGAGAAGAAGAAATGAGCCAACCACGGTGGGCTTTTTACTCCCTCACATCCCTGCTAATCTGTCCAAAACTAACCAGTGGGGATAGGGATATGAGGAAGATTGTATTGTTGTTTCTATTAAGCGGATTCTTTAGCTACGCATATGCAGATGAGTGCGTTGGATCAGATGGTTACAGTGTTTGCACGAGTACTAGCGAGGCGGCTAACGGGGACACAACCATCTCATCTTACGATACTGAAGGTAATAATTACTCTGTAACATCTGGAACAAGGAATCATTCTGATGGTTCGACGGAGGTGTTTTCTAGTGACTCTGATGGGAATCAGTATTCAGTGAAAAGTTGGTGTGATTCCTCAGGCTGCCATAGCTCCGACAGTGATGGAAATACGTGCACAATAACAAATTCAGGCGAAACTATTGGTTGCTGAGGTTGCTATGTGGAAAAAAACAATATCTGTGATCGTTGTTATCCTTATCGCTTTTTCAATTTTTGTATACACAAGCATTTCGTTTTTTGCTGTGCAGCCAATTGGCGCGATCCCTGAAGGTGCAACGTTTATAATGTGGAAGAAGGGGAAAATGAGTACATTCGAAAGCCCTGATGGATTATGCATCAAAGTAACCGGCGGGGTAAGCCTTATGTGTCGTAGTATGATGCTTAGAACAGCTATGGATGATAGGGCTGTGCTCTTTAAAATGCCATACATTAAGTCTATATACTTAAAGTCGACTGGTGGTAAAGAGTTTGACAGATAGTCAGATACACCCCGAAACGACAGAGAAGAAGCCCACCGAACGGTGGGTTTTCTATTTCAAGTTGATGAACAAAACAAACAAGACCAAAACGACGACTATGGCACCTATGACAGAGCCAATATTTGCAAGGTCCATTTCTTTTTGAGCGACAGTAGCATTCAACCTTTCAGTTTCAGCATTAATCTTTGCGATTTCTTCGTTTTTGGCGCTCGTAATTGCTTCAAGTTCTTGCGAAAGCACGTTGTAAATGGCGATTTTCGCTTCTTCGGGTATCCCATGAAGGCTTTCTATCGCTGCGCGTGTGCCTCTTGAGGGTGAATTCCTTGGCAAGCAGGAAACGCTACCAGCACCTAAGTTTGATGTAAACATTCCGCTTCAATGGTGGATCGATAACAACCCGTTGGTTCGCAGTGGCAACCTGTCATTTGGGAAGTCTCTAACCGCCCCGTCTTTTGACGTGACGATGGAGATGCTTTGTGGTGACAACTCGACATCTGCGGCCATTCGCCTGATTAACGTTCTGGAAGAGGCTGGCTTTGATGTGTCGGCTCCGAAGGCTGAAATTGTGGCGATGCGCAAACATCTGGGTAATGTCGAGTACGGCATGAAGGCTATAGCTGACGCTTGCCGTCGGGCTGGGAACAAAACAATCTCGTTTCGAGGCGCAAAGGCTGAGTTTGTGATCGGCTAAGAGATCCGCCTTGATAACCAAACCCGCTTAACTGCGGGTTTTGTCGTTCCCATTCATACCTGATAGGATTGTTCTGAACATTCAAAACGGACACATCCTAAAATGAAAAAGACGATCTTGGCTTTGTGTGTAGCTGCTATCCCTCTGGTATCAACCGGCGCTGAATATGTAACGGAAGGCTCTTGGCAGGTTAAGAAAGAAGAAAACAAGATGACCGATATGACTGATGTTGTAGCCATTAATAGGTCACCAGATGTCTATATGAGACAAGGAATTGAAAGAACTACTTCCATTATCTTGCGATGCCGTGAGGGAAAAACGGAAGCATATCTTTCCGTAGATGAGTATATGGGAATTGATGACCCGTTAATAACTATCAGGTTTGATGGAGGAAAGCCGCAGAAACGGAGATGGAGTGCTGCAGAGGGGGGCGAGGCGGCGTTCAGCCCCAAGGCCATACCCTTCATAAAGGATATTTCCTCTCATAAAAAAATGATCCTTGGGTTCGAGCCATATGGTTCAACGATGCAAGTAGTTGAGTTTGACCTCACTGGAGCAGATTCAATAGCAAAAGAAATTTCCTCTTCATGTAAGTGGAAAATGTGATTTCTGCCGTGCTATCCATGATCAGCAAGTGAAATAACTAATCACATATATAACCTCGCTCCGGCGGGGTTTTTTATTGCCCGGAGAAAAGTAAATGGCTGGAACGTTTGATGCTGGCAGCGTTATCTACGAAGTCGACATGGATACTTCGCGTTTACTGGCAGCGCGAAGAGAAGTTGATGCGGCACTGAACGGTCTTAATGGGAGCATGGGCCGCCTTGAAGCCAGCGTTAACCGCACTGAGCGCTCTATTGGATCGATGGAACGAACAATGTCCAGCCTTTCTGGCGTTGCTAAAGGCTTGCTGGCCGCGCTTTCTGTGCAACAGGTTGCGAGTTATGCCGATGCCTGGACTGAACTGAATAACAAAGTCGCTAACTCGGTTCGTACTGGAGAGACGCAGGCCGAAGTTATGCAGCGGATCTTTGATGTTTCACAAGCAACCCAGTCATCCCTGAACGGCACGGCGACTCTTTACGCCCGGCTTGAGCGCGGAACCAGAACATACAACACCAGCGCAGAAGATTTAACCCGCCTTACCACCATTATCAACCAGGGATTTGCGGTATCCGGCGCAACTGCTCAGGAAGCTGAGAACGCAATCATTCAGCTATCACAGGGTATAGCTTCCGGCGTTCTGCGCGGCGAAGAGTTTAACTCAGTGTCAGAGCAAGGCAGCCGCCTCATGGTCGCTCTGGCTGATTCGATGGGTGTTTCTATTGGTCAGTTAAGGGCTATGGCCGCTCAAGGGCAACTGACAACAGACATTGTAGTTAAGGGGCTTCTGTCACAAGGGGATGCAATCGGCAAAGAATTTGCCAACACCACCGTCTCAATCGCCAAGGGATTGCAGGTGGCCGGTAACAACGTAACGAAATTCTTTGGCGAAAACTCGACGGTTAAATCATTCGCAGCAGGGTTCCGAGACTCTGTTATTACAATAAGCGAAAACCTTGAGACGCTGGGGACAGCTTTAATTGGCGCTGCTGCAATAATGGGTGGTAGGTTTGCTGGCGCGCTAGCAATGGCAACAGCCGCTCAAGCCTCAAGAGTGAAAGCAACAATTCAGGGAATAGTTGCGACAAGGCAATCGGCGCAGCAGGAAGCTGCAGCGGCATCAGTAACAGCCAGAAAAGCAGTAGCAGATAAAGATGCTGCCCTTTCCGCTCTAAATCTGGCAACTGCGGAGTATAACGTAGCAAAAGGATCTGCCGCTGAAGCCTTTGCACTTGAGAACGTTATACGGCTAAGGGGGATTTATGTCGCAACATCCGCTGAAGCTGCATTGGCTAATAATGCACTAGCGGCATCACAAGCCAAAGTGGCCGCTACGGGTATAACTTTTGCAAACACAATGAAGGTAGTGAATTCGGTTACTGCTCCTTTGGGTGGGCCCATTGGCGTAATAGCCATTGTTGCCGCTGGCTGGTATCTGTATTCACAGCGACAGGCTGAGGCCAGAAAAGAGGCAATAGCTTTTGCTGACACCGTACCTGACGTTATTAAGCGCCTCAAGGACATGAATCTTGCTCAAGCTCAGGGCGTTAGGGCTGATACGGTCACCTCAATTGAGGCGCAAAAGGAAGCTATTAGCGATCTGAAAGATACCATTTCAGGTCTGCAATCCGATTACGAGAAATATACAACGCTTGCAAGGCAATATGGAGTTACCGAAGATCAAAATAATGGTTTCGTGATTAAGGCAAGGGATGCCGCAAACGAGTTGGCCAAAAAGCGCAGGGATCTGGATGGAGCGACAGCCACTCTTAAGCAAACTGAAGACGCATTACACCTAATTAACATTCAAGTTAATCAGGGCATTGTTGATCAGATGAGGGCTGCCAGAGATAACGCTATCGCTATCGCTGAAGCAGAAAAGCAAGCGTCATTCCTCGGTGGAACCCAGGCATTCCTGGCTGAAAAACTCGGCCAATCAACGCAGGCCCTGAAAGCCTTCAACTCAGAAAGTCTGAAAATAAACTGGGGCGGGAAAGAAGGCGAGAAGCTAATTAAGCAGGCTGAGCGCCGACTTGCCTTGTCAAAGCTGGAGGGGGAAGCAAAAGCCAGGCAGCAGGCGGCCTATGATGCTGAGGATGCAGGCGTTACAGATGAGCTAGCAATCAAAAGGCTTCAGGATAATTATGCTGCAACAGAGAGAAACACTCAGGCAAGAAAGGATCAGAAGAAGGAAGATAAGGCGGCGGAATCTGAGGCTAAGAAACTTGCTAACCAGCAGGAGTCAGTAGCCCAAAAACTAGCCAACTTGAAGCAGCAATCAGAACTCGCTGCTGGCTCAACGCAGGAGTTAAGCCGGGAGCAGGCAGTATTACAGGCTCAGCAATCACTAGGTAAGGGAGCCACCCAAGAGCAAATTGCTCTTGCCGGTAAATACCGTGGAGAAATATGGGATACGGCTAATGCCCTCAAAGCCCAGGCTGCGGCAGAAAAGCTGCTCCCTGAAGCCAGAGAGAATGCGTCTTACCAGCAGGATGTTAAAGATCTGCAAACTGCACTGGCCGCCAAAAAAATCACTCAGCAGCAGTACAATCAGACCAGTGAGCAACTGGAGGCTCAGCACCAGGTTAATCTGGCTAAGATACGCGCTCAGCAAACTGTAAGCCCCATGCAGGAAGCTCGGGGGCAGATTGACCCTGTCCAACAGCTGGCTAATCAGCATGCTCAGGAGTTGGCTCTAATCCAGCAGTTTGAATCGCAGAAGGGGCAGATTACTCAGCGCGGACTTGAGCTGATGAATGCCGCTAACACTCAGTACGAGCAACAGCGCATAGCGGCGCAGTGGGAGATATGGCGACAACAAAATGCAGGATATGAAGTAGCTGCCGCGGCGTTTGATTCATTTGCTGGAAACGCCTCCAACGCCCTCACTGGCATAATCACTGGCAGCATGTCTGTCAGCGAAGCTATGCGGTCGCTAGGCTCGACGGTACTTAACAGCGTCATCAACTCCTTTGTTCAGATGGGGGTTGAGTGGTTGAAGTCTGTAATTATGGGGCAGGCTGGAATGACCGCCGCTTCTGGAATGGCTATTGCGCAAGGGCAACTAATAGCCGCATCCATGGCTCCGGCTGCTGCAATGACCTCCCTTGCCACGGCTGGCGCTAACGCTATCCCCGCTCAGGCAGGAATAGCTTCAACAGTTGGCATGGCGCAGGCCCTTTCAATAGCCGGCGCTCGCTACAACGGCGGACCGGTATCAGCCGGCGGCCTGTACCAAGTCGGCGAGAAAGGTAAACCAGAGATCTACCAGGCCAGCACCGGAAAGCAGTACATGATCCCCGGCGATAACGGGAAGGTCATCAGCAATAAGGATATGCAGGGCGGCGGCGGGTTGAATGTTCAGGTAGTCATCAACAATCAAGCGTCCAATGCTGAGCCGCAATACATGGGGGCCACTCAGAATGACGGTAATTATGTGCTGGAATTCCTGATTTCTGATGCGGAACGCAATGGGCCTTACATCAGCACGCTACAATCGACGCTTGGGTTATCTCGTAAAGCAAAAGGAGCGTTTTGATGGGGAAAGATAATATCTATGGGCCTGGAGAAAGTTTTAGTAGGGGTATGGAGATAGGCAAGACGACCATTTTCCGCCAAAACAGACCGGTAAAATTCCGTCTGGAAATGGTTAACGGGAGTGTTGTGGAGGGGATCATCCCGGCTAACTCTGAATTTAAGATTACGCCTCAGGATGGGGATATCAAAAAATTCGACATTATAATCGAAGATACTCCTAAGTCTCCGCAGGCAATTGAATAACTAAACCAAACCCGCTCCGGCGGGTTTTTTAATGGGTGAACATAATGAAAGTAGCAATCGAAGTTAATGGCGAGGTTATCTGGTACCGCGACAGCGATAAACAGGAGGGGATGGCGTCGTTGGGCTACTTGAAGGACGGCACACAGCAGAAAATCATTGCCGCCCTTGAGGAGGCATTATTCCAGGCGAAAGGGCAGATGCTATTGCCTGATTACGTTGATTGAATATCTGTATGTAGCGCGATGCCCGGCAGGGAGAGCCAGAACGACATTCCAGTGACCGGAGTGCGGCACCACAATGTTGGCAGGAAATTGTTTATAGAACCCTCCGTAGACCTTGCAACCTTCACCTCGCTTATATCGGTTATAAGCAGCGTCATCCATAACAAGGACGTTGATTTGGTGGGAGCACTGAACGGAAACTATTGATCCTCCCTCCATGTAATCCCTGCTGTGCGTGTAAGACATATGACCTCTCTTGCTGTGTGTGAAAAATACACAGTATCAGCGAGACACATTTAGTAATATCCTGATAAAAGATCAGTGCCGCAGCCGCGGCATTTTTTATGCCCGGAGGAAACGTGGCAACAGTTCAATACCCTCCGTTCCTGCCACTGCCCCAGCGTGCCGATCAGAATATGACGCAGGATACAGCCTGGCAGACGACGCAGACGGCAGTCGGTCCATTGATAATCACGCCGATCACTACGGACCTTAAAGCAACCTGGACGCTGCAGTGGATATTCACGCTTGCCCAGGCCGAGCGGTTTAAGTCATGGCTGCGATCGCCGACCTACTGCGACCGCGGACGCAACTGGTTCCAGATGCCGATCGACCTGGGTGATACGCAGGGCGTTCAGCAGCAGACGCTGCATTTCGTCGACATGCCGGTGCAGACCAGCAAAAACGGCAACATTGTCACCTGGACCGCAACGGTTATAAGCAACGGTATAGAGGACATTACCGAGGACTATGACGACTGGATTGTCGAGGCGCAGCCGGGCTACGGCTATTGGCTGGATTACCTGATCACCGAAGTGATGCCGAGGGCTGACTAATGCCGACTTTGAGAGAATGGAAAGAGCGGCGGCCGGCAAGCGATATCAAACAAACGGTGGAGTTTTATCACCCTGCGTTTGGTTATTACCGGGTGGTAAATAACCTGTTTCGTCCGGCGACGTTTGGCGGGAACTCATTCGAGCCTGCGCGGTTCAGCGTGACCGAGCCGGCGCAGGACGGAACGGCAGTGATATCCATGACGATCACCTTTGTCGCCGCGACGGAGCATGTCCGGCAGACACTGAAAAGCTGGCGCGGGGCGGCGCGTATGACGCCGATTAAGTGCCTGTATCAGCAGTGGAACGCGATCGGCGATGCATCATCCCTGAAAGACTGGACGCTGTATGTGAGTGACATCTCTGCTGACGCAAACAATGTGACTGTTGACGCTGGGTTCACCAACCCTTTGACGCTAGCCAACCCGATTATTTACACAACAGAACTTTATCCAGGACTGAAAACTTCATGACGCAAGACGAATTTATCCGGCTTGTTACCGGCAAGCCGTGGGCTAACCGCTCCTGCAGTTTTGGCTCGATGGATTGTTGGGCGCTGGTTGTTCTGTATTACCGGCATGTGCTGGGACTTGAGTTACACCATATTCCAGCGTATGAAGCCGGGGCTGACTTCATTACTTGCCATGAGCAGGAGGTGGAGCACTGGCGAACGATACCAGCAGCGGTGTCGGGTTGCATTGCGGTTTTCTATCGTGGTGAAGTCCCGGCGCATATTGGCGTAATGACAAGCCCCGTTAAGTGCCTGCATTCCCGTGGGGAGTTTGGTTTCGTGCGCAGCGACAACCCGCTGGCGCTTCTTAAAGTATACAGCCGCGTGGAGTATATGGTGCATGGTTCGATATGAATTACAACGCCTTCCTGGCGCGCCAAAGCATCGTGGAGTTGCGGAGGAAGGAACGCCGCTAGCTGAGTTACTTGATTCTCTGAATTTGCACAATGATGTGGTAGTTAAGCTTAACGGCAGAGAACTTGATGACGACTTCGAGATAACTTATCCGCTGTGCAGAAATGATGTAGTCCTTATATTCGACCAGCCAGAGGGTGGGGTAGGGAAACTGATCAACACCATATTACGACCGGTCACAAAAATTCTCTCTGGCGCAATGAAATTGCTCGGTCTTGCACCAAAATCCGGAGGCGTTTCTGTTGCAACTGGAGAGTCGCCCAACAATGATGTCACCCAGCAGACCAACCGGGCCCGTCTATATAAAGGTAGGCCGAATATTTATGGTCAAGTACGAGCCTATCCAGATCTCATACAGGAATCGATGTTTGAATACATCAGTAATAATAAAATGGTTACAGAGTGGATGGAGATAGGCTATGGACACTACAATATTTCATCAGTACGTTATTCCGAATCTTCTCTGGTAGCTATGGCCGGCGCCAGCTATGAAGTTTATCATCCAGGCACGGTAATCCCAGAGATTATTCAGGGATATGCCTTTGACGATGTTGATGGGCAGGAGCTTCCTGGCACCAACGAGCAGACATCAAATATCGTTAATCAAGCCACGACGAATAATTTGCTGGCTGGTAGTTTCGCTGGAGGCCCGTTTTATGCAAAAATTGAAAAACAAAATGAGTTTGATGTTTTCTATGACTCTCCAAAACCATTTTCGGTCACAATCACTGTAAATGTGTCATATAATACAGCCAGTGGGCTGGTAACAAAAAACATTAATGTATCTGCTAGTTTGTTTAACTCTGCGCTATCAGATGATGGGACACTTATCGATCCGCAACAATTCTATGAGTTTTGGTTTAACTATTTGTCTGGTCCAGACTTTGAGGGATTGCCAGCAGACGCCACGGTAAACAGCACTCTTTTCACACTGACTCAGTATTCGACTATTGCGGTTGGGCCATTTTTTGCGGCGCTCCCTGGTGATCAGCTTTGGGTGCACCTCTACGCGAATGAAGCAGGCGGATATGACGGGCCTGCCCGTATCACATGGTGGCAGGTCGACACCGATAACAACCAGATACCTGGTACCGAAGAGAGCATTGATGTAAACGTGCATAACGATGGAGGCAATCAGGATTACATTTACCGGACATACAAAATAACACCTGTTGCGGGTTTTGGACGTTATGCCTTTAGAGCTGAGCGAACCAATAACTCGGCCAGCAACTCAGTACTGTATTTGTCCGGCGCGCATGCTGTAACCATCCGTAAAAACGTAGTATATACCGATGACACAATTGTCAGGGTCACTGTCAGACAGACGGAAACACAGACTGTAGCGTCAGATCGTAAATATAACTGTCTGGTGCAGAGGAAGGTCATATCATGGACGTCAAGCGGCATTGACTTTGCATTGCGGCCCAGCAGGTCATTTGCTGACGCCGTACTACATGAGTGGGTGATCATTGGCAAACAGGATCCATCCAGGCTTGATTTACCTTCGCTTTACGCCATTAAAGACTCGCTGCCAGATGCTCAGCTTGGTTATTTTGACTGGACATTTTCCGATGAAAATCAGCCGCTAGGTGAGCGAATACAGACTATCTGTAACGTAGCTCGCGTTAGTTTTAACTGGATCGGTGATGTTCTTACATTCTGGCGTGATGAAAGGGTTTCTAACCCAGATGCGGTTTTCGCCCGTTCGAATATGTTCTGGGAAGATTACAAGTTGTCATGGAAAATGTCTTTACCTGGTGGGTATGACGGCGTGACGCTCGACTACGTCGACCCTTCAACTAACAAAAAGACCTACATATACCTAAACGTGGGGACCTCCGGAATAAGTGAAATTTCCGACGCTACTGTTAACGCGATGCAGATCAGCCTGGACGGCTGCCGCAACGCCACTCAGGCAACCGACAGGGCCTGGCTTGAGGCGAGGAAAATTCTCTACTCACGCCTGACCATGACGGTGAAAGTGCTGGAGTCGACTCAGGTGGTGCGCGGTACGGTGGTTCAGTGTCCTGACATGTACGATAACGCGCAGCAAACAGGCTATATCACCGGGCGATCCGGCGACGTGTTTTCGACATCAGAGCGTATCGACTTTTCTCTCGGCGATATGTGGGTGGTGATGACTGACAGTCTCGGCAATTACCGCGGTCGCTGGCGGGCCTATCCGGTAAGCGGCAAGCCAAAAGCATTTCAGGCTGCAGCCGATACCTTCGACCTGGCCATTTATGACCGCAGTACGGTACAAAACCCCAGCCGGTATTTCATCGCTACCGACTCGGAACTCAACTCCACAATCTGGCGCGTCGATAGCGCAAAACCAAACGGTGACGATACTCAAACGCTTTCCCTGACTGAGTATTCAGACTCGATTTATCCGTAACACACAGCAGTAATTACCAACCTTCGCGCACACCATCAGATTCACTTCTGAGGGCTTCGTGCGCCTTTTATAGGGCGACATGCACAATGGCAGAAGTACCGTTACCAACTCCAACCGACAACCCGGTACCCAGCACTGATATCCGGGACGCAGTTTATGCAGGCGCCATGCTGGATAAAGTTGTCACCAGTACAGAGCTGACATACACCGATCGCCTCGGCGGAGAGCACTACACCGTAGACGGAATTAAGGCGGAAGGGGATAAAGTCGTTGAAGAAACGCGACAGAACCTGATCCCTCTTAGCCGGCAGTATATGACCTTAGCGGAAGCGCAAGCGGATATCGCTAATATTCCAGAAGGCAGCAGCACCTATGTGCGTAGCCCGGACAGCAGCGCGCTGGCTGACGAGTACAT